GATTCATTTATTAACGATCCTCAAGTATATATTACAACAGTTGGTTTATATAATACTAATCAAGAATTAGTAGCAGTAGCTAAATTATCTAGACCATTGTTGAAAGATTTCACTAAAGAATTACTAATAAGGATCAAATTAGACTTCTAATGGATGGGTGCTTGGAAACAATTTACAACCAAAGATGTCACTATAACTCCCTTTTTAGCTGATAAAGGTTTTTCCTTTACAGGAGATAACATTACTGGTTCAAGTGTAGGGATTAATATTTTCTCTGGAAGAAATGTAGACTATACTTCTTCTTTAAATGTTCAAACAGGGTTTGTATACTCATCTTCAGTTAATTCTATATATAATAGTACTAAACAATTATACTACTCAAATTATCTATCTTCTAGTAGAGGAGATGAAGCTAATACAGGTAGTTTAATACCTGGAGTTACAACAGAAGATAATGTATTACAAGGCAACATCCAGGCACCTTTATACGATAATTATCTCCAATCAACTTTATTACAACAAAGATATTGGCCTACAGCTAGTAATAGTTATATTTCTGTATTCTCTATCCCTACTAAATTATATGGAGAAAAAATAATCCCTAATACATTTGAATTAAATTACACCGGTGTTTCTCTCCCCTCAGACCCAAGAATATTTAATTTAACAGATGATGGTGATGGAAATATAATTAGTGGGTCTGAAGTAGTAGGACAAATATTTTATTCTCATGGTATTGCTGTATTAACAACAGGTTCTAAAAATCTTCAATCCATAGCTAATGAGATTAATGGCCTCTCATCAACACTTCAAAACTTAACAATGTCATTTAGTTCATCTTTAACTATATATGAACAACAATATAAATGTACTATATTAGAAAATGAATTTGGACTATCTATGAATCCTACCTTATTAACATCATCAGATTCAATAGATAACACTCAATATTATGATTTTGTTACTGCATCATTTTTTGAACCATATGTTACCAGTGTAGGTTTATATAATCAAGCTAAACAGTTATTAGCAGTAGGTAAATTATCCTTTCCTCTACCTGTATCTCAATTTACAGATACTACCATTTACGTAAATTTCGACGTATAATGTATTGGGTATATAATAATGAGAATATAAATAATATATCTCAATTCTCAGAAAACACTTATGGTTTTGTCTATAGAATAACCCATAAACCTACTAATAAATCTTATATAGGTAAAAAGGTTTTATATTATGAACGTAATAAAAAACTGGGTAAAAAAGAATTAGAAATACTTAAAGAAGAACGTAAGGGAACACCTGGTAGATTGCCTACTAAAAAAAAGGTAATTACTGAATCTAATTGGAAAGTATATTGGGGTTCAAATAAAGAATTAATTGAATTATCTAAAAATGAACCTTATGAAGATTTTGAAAGAGAGATACTTCAAGTGTGTAATAGTAAAAAATTATTAACATATTATGAAACAAAGTACTTATTTATGTTACAAGTACTTGAATTCCCCGATAATTATTTTAATGATAATATTTTAGGTAAATTTTATACAAAAGACTTAGAATAATCAAGCTTGGCAATGTCAAGCTTTTTTTGTATATTGGTTTTTATGGTTAATGAATTATTAGTAAATCTAGTAAATAAAGTTTTAGGTAGTGGGAAACGAACTGCTAGGGGTAATATAGCATATAGCTGTCCCTACTGTAACCACCATAAAAAGAAACTTGAAATTAACTTTTCTGAAAATAAAAAAGGTTATAATCCTTGGCACTGCTGGGTTTGCAATAAAAAAGGTAGTAGAATATCTACTTTATTTAAAAAAGTTAAGGCTAAAAAAGAAGTATTTGATAGTTTATTTAAACTCATAGGTGCAGAAACTGAACGTGAAGTAACTATTGAATATAAAGAGTTAAAATTACCTGAAGAATTTAAAACATTTGGTAATATTACTAAATCTAATATTGAAGGTAGAAGAGCATTACAATACTTAAAAAATAGAAATATTACATTAAGTGATATAAAAAAATATAATATAGGTTATTGTTCATATGGAGACTACAAAAATCATATTATTATCCCTTCATACAGTAAAAATGGAGAATTAAATTATTTTACAGCCAGATCATTTGAAATTAACCCCTACAATAAATACAAAAACCCAGATACATCTAGGGATATAATTCCTTTTGAATTGTTTATTAATTGGGATTTACCTATAGTATTATGTGAGGGTCCATTTGATGCTATTGCTATTAAACGTAATGTTATACCTTTAATGGGTAATAGTATTACTAATAGTTTAATGAAAAAAATAGTAACCTCAAAGGTTAAAAAAATATATATTGCACTAGATAGTGATGCTTTAAAATTAGCTTTAAAACATGCTGAATATCTAATAAATGAAGGTAAAGAAGTTTATTTTGTAGACCTTCAAGATAAAGACCCTAGTGAAATGGGATTTGCTCAGTTTACGAATTTAATCCAAAACACTTCTCCTTTAAATGAGTATACCCTAATGGAGAAAAAATTATCTCTTTTATGAGTGAAAAGATTATTAAAACCTCATACAATCGCATTCTAAAAGTATCAGATGATGCTAAACAAATAACCCTACCAGATTCTAGATATTATCAAAGAAATGGTGAATATTATCCATCTGTAACTTATGTTTTAGGTTATTACCCTAAAGGTAAGTTTTTTGAAGACTGGTTAAAAAAGGTAGGACATAGTGCTGACTATATAGTTAAAAAAGCAGCAGATGAAGGTACATTAGTACATGAACTATGTGAAAAGTATTTATTAGGTGAAGAATTATCATTTTTAGGTCCTCATGGTCGCCCAATGTATGATCCTAATGTATGGCAGATGTTTTTACGTTTTGTTGATTTTTGGGAAACTGTTAAACCAACATTAATCGAAACAGAAGTACATTTATTCTCAGATGAACTTAAAGTAGCAGGTACTTGTGATTTAGTTTGTGAAATAGATGGTGAGTTATGGATTATAGATCTAAAAACAAGTAATCATTTACAAACAACATACGATTTACAAACAGCAGTTTATGGAAAATGTTATGAAGAATGTTTTGGTAAGAAAGCAGATCGTTATGGTGTATTATGGCTTAAATCTAAAAGTAGAGGACCTGATAAAAAGGGTGAAAGACTTAAAGGTGAAAAATGGGAAATATATGAATCAAAACGCACCCAAGAAGAAAACTTAGATATATTCAAAACCGTAAGAAAATTATTTGATTTAGAAAACCCTAAAAGTGCCCCTATATTTACTGAATTTAGAACGCAAGTTAAAAGGGAAATCTAATATTTATAATAAAATAAATGATTTCATTAGTAGACCTTTTAAAGGAAATAAATATACCTAAAGGAACATGGGTTACTATTCCTGCTTCTGAATTAAAAGATTACAGTGAGGAAATTTTTAAATTAATTGATAACGCTTATGCCCCAATAGGAGGTCATCCTAACTATAAATCACCTAGTGATGTAACTGGTAGAGAAGCAGAAGCTGAATATGAAGTAGTAGATTTAGATGACGACCCCGAAATAGATGCATTATCTGCTGCTAAACCAAAAGTTGCAGGAAAGAAATTTGTGGCCACGGGACATGATGGTTCTAGTACCGCTAAATCCAGTGTAATAAATTATAAAGCTAACCAATTAAAATCTGGAGGTTATTTTGTAGAGGTATCAGGTAAAATAAAAGATATATTCAAAGCTAAAGGTGTAGAACCAGTTAACGATGAAGAATTAGTACGTAAGGTACTTAAAGGAAAAAACATTGAATGGTTAGGTAATGGTGAATATAAAAGATCAATTGGTGGAGAAGTATTTACTAAATCATTAATGGGAAAACCAATAGTATGATAAGTTTAGTACAATTATTAAAAGAAGCAGTAGATGATCCTAAAGCCATTATATTAGCTGGTGGAGCTGGAGCTGGTAAGTCATATACTATTAAAAATCTATTAGGTGATTTAGATGAGAAAACTGGAGTATTTACTCCTAAAGGTTCCTCAACTAAATTTAAGTATATGAATCCTGATGTTTATGTTGAAAAAGAAGACATGTCATTAGGTCAAGCTATGGGTAAATTTAGAGATGTATTTCAATCTACTCAAGACGAAAAAGAAAACATTATTTGGGACACTACAGGAGCTAATGTGAAAAACACTTTATCCCAACTACCAGACTATGATAAGTTTATGGTTATGGTTTATACTCACCCCATTATCTCTATTTTACAAAATGCTAAACGTGATAGAAAACTACCATTAGATGCTGTTATTAAAACTTGGAATAGTGTTTATGGTAATATAGCTGACTATAAAAAATCATTAGGAGATAAATTTGTTCTAGTGCAAAACATAGTTCCTGGATATGAAAAAGAAGTAGAGGCTTTTAATAAAGCAGTTCAAGGAGGTAAAGATAGTTTAGAAAAATATTTAGCAGATTTAGTAGCTAAAGATGGAGATAAATTTAAATCTACATTTGCTAAAGAATTTAAATTTTCATCTAATGAAATAGAACAAGCATTTAATACTACTCTCCCCCAAACATCATACACTAAAACAGATGACGCCATATTAAAAAATGTCAAGAAAGAATTTGAAAAAGAATACAATAAAAAAGGTGAAAACCCAGGTGCTCAAGTACTAGATAGAAAATTACAATCAGCTAGAAAAACTAAAGAACGCAACATTAAAAACAGAGATGAAAATCTTAAAGGAGTTGTAGATAAATTAACATCACCAGAATTTAAAAATATTATTGAACCAACATCTAGTGATGAGGTTAAATCTAAATTCCAAAACTTTATTAAATAATGAGTACTATAGCATTATATGGTGGAGGATTTAAACCACCTACAAAAGGACATTTTGGTGTTATTGAAAAAGCATTAAAGGAAAATCCTGAAATAGATGAATTTATAACATTTGTAGGAGCTAAAGAAAGAAATGGTATTAACCAATCTGAATCTTTACTTATTTGGGATATCTATTCTAAATATTTACCTATGAAAGTTGAATTTTCTCCATCTAAAAGGGGTCCTATTGGAGATATAGCTAGTTTTATTAAAAATCATCCTGATGATAAAATATTATTTGTTATAGGTGCTCGTGAAGATAATCAAGAAGATTTTAATGATATAAAATCTAGAACAACTCCAATAGTAGCTAAATATCCTAATGTTGAAGTTAAAATTATAACTTCCTCAGACCCTACTATTAGTGGTACTAATGCTAGAAAAGCAGTTAAAGCTTCAAAAGAAGAATTAGCTCAATATTTACCTACCCAACTATCAGATAAAGAAGTAGAAGAAGTATATAATTTATTAAGTCCAATTGTTACTGAAGAAATAACTAAATCACAATTAGATTCTATTGAAGGTTATGCTGATAAATTATTTGCTAAATTAGGAATTGATATTGAATTTACTAAACATTTTTTAGATAGAGTAAATGATAAAAGAAATAAAAAACCAATTACACCCCCAGAATTAATTGGTATGTTTAAACGTTTACATAAAAAACATGGTAAACCTTTATCTAAAGTAGATGATGATTTTGATGCTGTAGTTAAAGATTTTAATAGTAATATTAACATACCATTTGCTATAAATGTAACACCTAATGATATTGATTTAGTTGCAAAAACAATAATGAGAAAAAAAGATTTCAAAACCTCAACTCCTGTTATTGCTCTTAATGAAAATGCTACCTACACTAAAACAATAGATTTAGTACAACATTTAGCTGAATTAACTCAAAATATGTTGGATAATGGTGATAATATAGAACCACTACCAAACATAGAATTTATAAATGGTGATTCAGAAAACGCTAGTAATTTCTTTAGTAAAACTGCTTACTATGATCCTAGTACTAAAACAATAGTAATATATACAGAAGGTAGACATCCAAAAGATATAGCACGTTCATATGCTCATGAAATGATCCATCATACACAAAATTTAGAAGGTCGTTTAGAGGGCATAGGTACAACCAATACTAATGAAGATGATAATCTTCAGAACATAGAAAAAGAAGCATATTTAAACGGAAATATTAAATTTAGAAATTGGACTGATAGTTTACAAGAAAATAAAAATGAAGTAACATTAGAAACTCTATTTGAAGAAGAAGATAGGTTAATGGTTGAAGTAGTTAACCCTGATGGTGAAAGGTTTGAATATGATAAATCTAATATAAAAGGTCTTTATACTTATAAAGATTCAAGAGATAATTTATATTTTGCTAGAATAACTTATTCACCTTCATCTCCTCCTAAATTTGAGTTTAAAGTAGGTTGGTTTGAAAATAATGATATATCTAAACCTAAGTATGAACCTCAACTACCCCCTAATACAACAAGTATAGATAATTTAAAACGTAGAAATACTGTTGCTAAAATTTATAGAGATGAAGTTCTACCTTTTTTAAAAAATAATCAAAAGTTAGCTAAACAATTAAATATTAACCCTATATCAAATCCAAGATACATATTCTCTCAGAGATTGGTACAAAAACATACTCCTCCCGAGTATAATATAGATTTAAAAGATGAAAAAATTATAATTTCTTTACCTGTTGATAAAGTATCTGATTTACAAGAAAATATAAGTAATAATACTTATCCCTTTAAAGTTACAGACAAATCATATGATGATACTGACAATTCATTAATTACAGTTGAATATGAATTTACAACCCCTGATAATACTTATAGAGTTGAATTTTATTCTGGGGAATATAGTCCTGAAGCTAAAACTTTTGCTTTATCTTTTGGAGTTGATACTGGGGAATTTAATACACTTGATACATTTCAAATGACTGGTGAGGGAAATGCTAGAAAAATATTTAGAACTATCCTTAATATTATAGAAGATTTTGTAAATAAGGAAGATGTTAATAAAATAGTAGTAGATGGAACTAGTGAAAAGCGTAAAAGAATTTATAAAACCATATTTTCATCTGCCCCCTCCTATATATCAGATAAAATTGAACTTAGAGAATTAGATAAACCATACAAACACAAACATGGTTTTGATGATAAATTAGGTAAAGATCCATTTGGTTTGAATCAATTTGCTAGAGAAATAGCTGAAGGTGTTTTAAACGAAGGTGTATATGATTCTATTGTTTCTAAATTATCTAAAGAAGTTTTAGAAACATGGATAGAACAATTTAAGCAAGATCCTAACACACCATCTGCTTCATTAGATAAAGATTATGAACTTAAAGACGCTAAAGGTAGACCATTAGATTTTCTACTTTCAGCTAATATTGATTTTAAGAAAACTGAAGATGGGAAATACATAGTAGATGGTGGTGCTGATGAAGGTACAGATGAGGATGAAGGATTTATAACATTAAACTTTCAAGTTGATCCTACAGACTTACCTAAAATGTGGTCTACTATTTCTATGGATATTAGAGATGTTTTACGTCATGAAATTGAACATTTAACTCAAGGTGGTTATAATGTTCGTCCTGATAAGTATATGGAAGATGATCAAGCAATTCGTACTTTAATTCAAAAATATGAATTACTACCTCTTAAAAACTATTTCTTATTAAATAAAGAAGTAGATGCTATGCTTCAAGGTATGTGGTTTAAGGCTAAAAAATCAAAAACCCAATTCAAAGATGTAATTGATGATTATTTAGATAAAGTTGGCCTTGAACCTGAAGAAAAAGAAGAAATTAAAGACCATTGGAGAAAAAGAAGAAAAGCCCTAGCACTACCTATGTTTGAATACATCACCCCAGCTAAAGAAAAAGATGTAGATCCTAAAGAACTTAAAATGGGTGTTGAAGTAGAAATGGAACATACTAAAAACCCTGCTGAAGCAAAAATAATTGCTCTACAACATTTAGCTGAAGATCCTAAATATTATACTAAATTAGCTAGTTTAGGATTGGAAGAAAATAAACCACAAGATGGTAAAGCTGCCCCTTATGGTTCAGGGTATAATGAGGTAGATGAAGCAAAAAAAAAAGACCCTAAAGTAGGTACAGGTAAAAAACCAAAAGGTAGTAGTCGTAGACTTTACACAGATGAAGACCCTACAGATACTGTAAAAGTTAAATTTTCAACTAGACAAGATATTGTAGATACATTAAATAAAACTTCATTTAAGAATAAATCCCATGCTCGTCAATCTCAAATTATTAATTTAATTCATCAAAGAGTAAGAGCAGCTTATAATAGAGCAAAGGATCCTGATGTTAAAAAGCGTTTAAAAACAGCCTTAGATTATGTTGAAGAAAGAAAAGAAGCATCTAAGAAAAAAACACAACGTTTAAAAAAACAAAAATTAAATGAATTTGTAAAAAGTGACTTTAATCGTATTTTATTCTATCAAGATTATTTTACTAATGTCGCCCCATCCACATTCAATATAGATGTAATAGAAGATAATATAATAATAAGTGGAATAAATGATCCTTACCCTCCAGGATTTAATGATGTAACAGATACAAGACAAACCCCAATAGATACTAACTTAGAAGAAGGAGATACTATTGAAAAATATTCTGCTAAAGGTAAAGCAACGGGAAAATTAAAACAAGGTACTGTTAAAAAACGATTAAATATCCCTAAAGGGGAAAAAATTCCAATGTATAAAATTAATAAGGAATTAGCGCGTTTGAAAAAAATGGATAAAGATCCTGATAAAAAAGGTGCCCAACTTGGAGACAAAAACCAAAAATATTATAAAGCACTTCAG